AACACAAAACAGATCCAGAAGCTGGACAGGTTTCTCCACCTGATATGAGAGATTTCAATTTAAATATACCCCCAATAGGTAATGAATCTGTTACTGTCTAAGGGGGACTTAAATCTCTACAACCTTTTATAATCAAGACCGATGCGCCCTCATGCGTGAGTTTTCGCAGAATTTGATAAGGGGGATATTAGGAAACCTCTTCAATAATACACCTTACTGTTGATGCACAAAAGGTGAAAAGAAAAATATAATTGCGAAATAGTATAAATCATATTTTAATACATAAGACCATTAATCCTTTATACCACAAGGAATGATGGTCTTTTTTAATACACTTCAAGGGAAATCAATATCTTATAAATTTCACAACATTCCTTTATGAAAAATCGCAAAATTGAAAGGGGCATAGCCTTATGACTGAGACACAAAAAGAACAGATTTATGAGCTCCGTCTAAAAGGGGGCGGATATAAATCTATAGGTAATGCCCTCGGTCTTTCAAGAGATTCTGTGAAAAGTTACTGCAAGCGTCATCACTTGAATGGCCCAGAAGAAATATTAAATCTCAATGTGCCAATCGTCAAAGAAAACCATAGCCTATGTCTCAATTGTAATACGCCCATCAAGCAAAAAGCTAGAGGGCGCGTAAGGAAGTTTTGCTCAGACGAATGTAGGCGAGAATGGTGGACGACACATCAAGAAAATCGCACTAGAAAGAAAGTTGCTTTTTACACTTTCATCTGTTCGTATTGCAAGCAAGAATTTAAGGTCTACGGAAATAGCACTAGAAAATACTGTGGTCATCGTTGCTATATCAAATCAAGGTTTGGCGAAGCAGCAGAGGATGAAAATAAAGACACTATCATAGGAGAAAAGCATAATGGAATTTAGGAAACTGCAAATAGATACTTTAGCACCAGCAAACTACAACCCCAGAAAAGATTTAAAACCAGGTGATAAAGAATATGAAAAGATTAAAAAGAGCATCGATGAGTTTGGTTATGTCGATCCCATCATTGTGAATAGCGACCTAACTATAATCGGAGGTCATCAACGCTGGAAGGTTCTAAAGAACTTAGGTTTCACTGAAGTAGATTGTGTTGTTATAAATATTGATAAGACCAAAGAAAAAGCTCTGAACGTAGCCCTTAACAAAATATCTGGTGAATGGAATGAAGAACTGCTTGGAGAGCTCATTAAGGACTTACAGACTTTAGATTATGATATTTCTTTTACAGGCTTTGAACCAGCTGAAATAGATGAGCTGTTTAATAGCCTCCATGACAAGGAAATAAGAGAAGATGATTTTGATGTTGAAGACGCACTTACTGACACTCCTATCTCCAAGCAGGGTGATGTTTGGCTCCTTGGAAGACACAGACTTGTGTGCGGCGATAGCACAAACTCTTCAACTTATGATCTATTGATGGAAGGAAAGAAAGCGAACCTTGTGGTAACAGACCCCCCATACAATGTAGCTTATGAAGGCAAGGCAGGAAAGATTCAGAATGATAGCATGAAAAATGAAGAGTTTTATAACTTCCTCTTAGCTGCCTTTACCCATATGCACGACCACATGGCGGATGATGCTTCTATCTATGTGTTCCATGCTGATACGGAAGGACTGAATTATAGAAAGGCGTTTAAAGAGTCAGGCCTTAACCTTTCAACTGTCTGTATCTGGGCTAAGCAAAGCTTAGTTTTAGGCCGTGGTGATTACCACTGGAAACATGAACCTATCTTATTTGGATGGAAGAAATCGGGGAAACATAAATGGTATGGAGATAGGAAACAAAGCACTATCTGGAACTTTGATAGACCTACCAAAAGCGAGCTCCACCCCACAATGAAGCCGATTGCGCTTATGGCCTACCCAATTCAAAATAGCAGCTTAACTAATTGCATTGTTCTTGACCCTTTTGGTGGATCTGGATCAGCGCTTATAGCTTCTGAACAGACTAATCGCATTTCTTATACCGCAGAGTTAGATGAACGCTTTGTAGATGTTATTGTAAAAAGATATATTGAATATAAGGGTTCGAATAATGATGTGTTTCTTTTAAGAAATGGGGAGAAAATAAAATATTTAGATATGCTGGAGGAAGGTTGTAATTCAAATGACCTTCCTTGATTTTTGCTCAGGGATAGGCGGTTTCAGACTTAGTCTTGAACTTGCAGGATATCAGTGTATTGGTTTTTGTGAGAAAGATAAATTTGCAGTGAAATCCTATAAAGCAATGTTTAATACGAAAGGAAAGTGGTATGCAAGTGACGTTAACAAGCTGGTGATGCAGTGACTGTTCCAGTTGCTTATGCCGTAGCTAAAAGTCTTGTTTAGTAAGCTGTAAAAAGCACAAATCCAAGCTGTGTTTTTTGTGAAATGTATGTGGCACAAGGGCCTACACTTATGTTCCGTTTAGAGTTAACATGTGTATATACCAAGTTTGAAAGGATGATTATTAATGAAATTAGTAAAAAATGAAAAAGGACAATACACAGGCAGCAGCAGCTTTACTGAAAACCCAGACGACATAAAAGTTCTTATAGCTGAAAATAAACTTTCAAAGGTTGACACAACTGATAAACAAGAATTTATAATTGAAAAAATTATTGATTTGACCCCCTTGAAATACAAAGAATTTTGCAAGGAATTACTTTTTGATAAAGACTTCATAGCGGAAAATATTGATTACATGCAAATTGATCAAGAAGGCATTTGGCATTGCCTTTTGGTCAGAACAGATTCAGAAAATATGGAAGGCATCCTTGTACAATCAGAAGGATATTCTTATGCGAGATATGCAAGTTTACTAAGTAACACACAAAGCTAAATTCCCCTTAAAGAGAGTTACAAAAACGCACTTTGATTTGTGTAATATAACACAATGAAGAGTGTGTTTTTTGTGAAATCTATGTGCCACAAAGCCCTACACTTATTCTCCATACAGAGTTAACATGTGACTACCGAAAGGGAAAAACACACTTTGAAAGGGAAGAAAGTATGAAAACACAAAGGTTTGGCATTGAAATTGAATTTACTGGCCTCACGCGAAGACAGGTAGCAGCATGTATTAAAAAGCAAATGAGAAGCAGGGTACTTAATTATATTGGTGGTGGATATGATGCCTACGACGTAATAGATAACCTTGGAAGGACTTGGAAGATAGTGTCAGATTCAAGCATTGAAGCCCAACGCAAAAAAGATAAAACAATTATATCAGCAGACAGTGACTACCGAGTAGAACTTGTAAGCCCAATCCTTACCTACGAGGATATTGAGCCTTTGCAAGAAATAGTCAGAGCTTTAAGAGAAGCTGGGGCGATAGTGAATAAAAGCTGTGGCATTCACATCCACATTGATGCGACAAAGCATACACCAAACAGCTTAAAAAACCTAGTCAATCTCATGGCTAGCAAAGAAGATTTACTTTATAAAAGCTTAGACATTGACCAAGCAAGATTCAAATATTGCAAAAAGGTAAATGAAGAGCTCATAAAGACCATCAATAAAAAGAAGCCCAAAACGATAGAAGCGTTAGCCGATATCTGGTATCAAAGCTATGGCTCTGAATCAAGAAGCCGGCATTACCACCAGAGCCGTTACCATGGACTTAACCTGCATAGCACCTTTACCAAGGGCACGGTAGAATTTAGACTTTTTAACAGCACAACCCACGCAGGTAAGATTAAAGCCTACATTCAGTTTTGTCTAGCACTTAGTCAACAAGCCTTAAGCCAAAAGACAGCAAGTGCTAAAAGGACTTACACGGATAATGAAAAATACACTTTCAGGTGTTGGATGTTAAGGCTTGGCTTAAACGGCGATGAATTTAAAACCTGCAGGCTTCACTTTTTAGCTAACCTAACCGGCAACAGTGCTTGGAGAAATGCAGCTTGAATAAGGTAACGTGGGGTGGGCTCAAAGCCTTCCCTACTTTGAAAGGATGATAAATGTGGAAATGAAAATCTATGCAGCCTATGGTAGTAATATGAACATTGAGCAAATGGCTATGCGGTGCCCTAGGGCTAAAGTAATAGGGACAGGGGTTTTGAAGGATTACAAACTCACCTTTAGAGGCTTAGGTAGCTGCGGTGTAGCCAATATTGAACCCTATAAAGGCGGGAAGGTACCCATTGTTTTATGGACGATTACACCTTTGTGTGAAGAAGCCCTTGATAGATACGAGGGATATCCAAGCCTGTACACCAAGCAAGATGTAGTGGTCATCCTAAAAGATAAAACTGCAGTAAAAGCCATGGCCTATGTCATGACAAAAAGGTATGAGTCCTTGCCTTCTGAACCTAGCAAGAGATACCTTGATACAATCATTAGAGGCTATAAGGCTAACAGAATCCCTATAAAGCCACTGACAGAGGCCGTAACGACTACCCTTGAAGAAGTGTTGGAGAAATAAAACGTGCGTTGCATGGGGCAATTTTTTGAATAGGTGAAATCCAATCATTAAGAGCTTGCAGAAATGTAGGCTCTTTTTAATATACAAAAATAATCAAGAGGAGGTGATACTCCATGGCACAAAGAGGAAGAAAACCAATACCTACAGCAATCAAAGTTCTTGAAGGGAACCCTGGTAAGAGACCACTGAATATTAACGAACCAAAACCCAAGAGCAAAGCAGCTAAATGTCCTCCTTGGCTAGAGACAGAGGCAAAAAAAGAATGGCGCAGAGTAGCCAAACAACTTGAGCAGTTAGGCATACTTACTGAAGTAGATATGGCAGCTTTCGCTGGGTATTGCCAAGCCTACGCAAGATGGAAAGACGCTGAGGAATTTATTAGTAAACATGGCACTATAGTAAAAACCCCCAGTGGTTACTGGCAGCAGGTACCTCATGTTTCAATCTCTCAGACCTACCTTAAAATTATGTGGAGATTCTGTGAGCAGTTCGGCCTAACACCATCTGCTAGAAGCAGACTAGTGCCAGATAAGATTACCGAATCTGATGATCCCATGGAACTTATGCTCCTAACAGGTGGCAGAAAAGATGTACGATGAAGCAAAGGCATTACGAGCAGCCAACTTCATTAATTGCTTAAAGCATACCAAAGGTCAATGGCGTGGAGTCCCTTTTGATCTTTTACCTTGGCAAGAGCAGATTGTAAAAGATGTGTTTGGAACAATCAAAGAGAATGGTTACAGGAAATACAATACAGCCTATGTAGAAATTCCTAAAAAACAAGGAAAATCAGAGCTTGCAGCAGCTATTGCACTATATCTTACTTGTGGAGACGGGGAATGGGGAGCTGAAGTATATGGAGCTGCTGCGGATAGACAACAGGCTTCTATTGTATTTGATGTAGCTGTTGAGATGGTGGAGCAATGCCCAGCCCTTAAGAAAAGAATTAAACCTATTATGTCGGTTAAGCGTCTTGTTTATAAACCTACCAGTAGCTTTTATCAGGTACTTTCAGCAGAAGCTTTCACTAAACATGGTCTTAATGTACACGATGTTATCTTTGATGAGCTGCATGCTCAGCCCAACAGAGAATTATATGATGTTCTTACCAAAGGGTCTGGTGATGCTAGGTTACAGCCGCTGTTCTTCCTTATAACAACAGCGGGCAATGATAGGCACTCAATTTGTTATGAAGTGCATCAAAAAGCGCAGGATATATTAGAGGGTAGAAAAATAGACCATACTTTTTATCCTGTTATTTATGGCATTGCAGAGAATGATGACTGGGGAGATGAAAGAAACTGGCATAAAGCAAATCCTTCTCTGGGTCATACTGTTGATATAGAAAAAGTAAGGGCTGCTTTTCAAAGTGCAAAAGAAAATCCAGCTGAGGAGAACATTTTCCGTCAGCTTAGGCTTAACCAATGGGTAAAACAATCCCTCCGTTGGATGCCTATGGATAAATGGGATGAGTGTGCATTTCCAGTTGACTTAGAACATCTCAAAGGTAGAGAGTGTTTTGCTGGACTTGACCTCTCAAGTACTACCGATATAACAGCCTTTGTTCTAGTCTTTCCACCAAGAAGCGAAGAGGGGAAATATGAAGTAGTTCCTTACTTTTGGATACCAGAAGAGAATCTCAAATTAAGAGTGAGGCGTGACCATGTTCCTTATGATGTATGGGAACAACAGGGTTATGTAAAAACGACAGAAGGAAATGTAGTCCACTACGGTTTTATCGAAGCCTTTATTGAAGAGTTAGGCACCAAGTATCATATCAAAGAAATCGCCTTTGACCGCTGGGGTGCTGTTCAAATGGTTCAGAATCTCGAAGGTATGGGGTTTACAGTAGTCCCTTTTGGTCAAGGATATAAAGATATGTCTCCACCTTCAAAAGAACTCATGAAACTAACCTTGGAGAAGAAGATAGCTCATGGCGGCAATCCAGTGCTCAGGTGGATGATGGATAATATTTTCATTAAAACAGATCCTGCTGGCAACATCAAGCCGGATAAAGAAAAGAGTACCGAGAAGATAGATGGTGCTGTAGCACTTATCATGGCACTTGATAGATCGATAAGGCATAAAGTTGATAGTAGGAGTGTATATGATGGTAGAGGAATTTTAATTTTGTAACAATATTTGAATAGTAATGGCTATTAATAGTTAATGAATTGCTACATTTAATCACACGCTATTTATAATTAAAGGCTAAGTGACTGAGACATACGTATGTGTTATGCTTTCCCTATAAATACAAGGGGGAATAAATAATGATGAGTTCAATTAGTGATAAACAATATGTGAGAGCATATCATTCAGCGGGATTGTGGTTCGTGGGGATGTATATGGAAACGTTTTTATTAAGGTTAGATGAGTTAGCAGATAAGGATTTAAACAAAATGCTTATTGAAGAATTATATGATAATGGAGAAAATACATTTGATAAAAATATTGGTGGAACTAGAACTAGAGTGAACTCACTATATAAAATTATTCAGAGTGGTAGAGAAATCGAAGCTTTAGAGCAAGTTATTAAAGCATCTAAAGTTTCAAATAAAAATCCTCAAGCTATACTGGATGCCAAGGATTTGTTAAGTAGGATTAAATTAGGTACATTTAGATATCATCGATAAGTTACATTTATTTAAATATGCAGTTATATATGTATAAATATTATAGTACTATGATATTAGCAGCTCTTAGGGAGGTGCTTTTTTTATACTCATTTTTAGGAGGAGAGTTATTGAAACTACCATTTATTAATAGATTTAAAGAAGCAAGAGCTGCACCAATTGATGATAAAATGAAAGCTTTTATGAATGGTGATGATGTAGTAGATACTCGAGCAGGGTTATATGTTAATGAAGAATCAGCCATGAGAACTTCTGCTGTTTACGCCTGCGTTAGAGTTCTGGCTGAAACAGTTGCAAGCTTACCACTACCATTTTATAAGAGACTTCAAACAGGAAAAGAAAAAGCAATCTATCACCCTTTATACTCGGTATTGCATGATGTGCCTAATCGTGAAATGACGAGCTTTTCTTTTAGAGAAACAATGATGACACATTTACTTCTATGGGGAAATGCCTATGCACTCATTAACTATAAATGTAATCATCCTGTGGCGCTTTGGCCACTTCATCCATCAAGGGTCTATGTAGAAAGAGATATTCTAACAAAAGAGCTGATTTATAAATATAGTGATGAAAATGGAATGTACAAGTATCAAGCAAATCAAATACTTCATATCCCTGGTCTTAGCTACAACGGTATAACTGGGCTTTCACCTATAGGTCTTGCTAGAGAAAGCATTGGACTTTCACAAGCAACAGAGGACTTTGGGGCGCGATTCTTTTTAAATGGAGCGAGACCCGGTGGTATCTTAGAGCATCCTGGGATAGTAAAAGACCCTGAAAAACTACGTAAATCATGGGAAGATGTCTATAGAGGTGTAAAAAACGCTCATAAAATAGCAGTCTTAGAAGAAGGTATGTCCTATAAAGAAATAGGTATTCCCCCTAACGATGCACAATTTTTAGAGACACGTAAATTTCAACTTAATGAGATATGTAGGATGTTCCGGGTGCCCCCGCATCTAGTTGGTGATTTAGAAAGAGCAACATTTAGTAATATAGAACATTCATCTATAGACTTTGTGGTTCATACCATTAGACCTTGGCTAGTGAGGTGGGAGCAAGCTATTCAGCGATGTATACTTTCTGAAGGAGAAAGAGCGTTATATTTTGCTAAGTTTACCGTAGATGGACTTCTTCGTGGAGACTTTAAAACTCGTATGGATGGTTATGCTGTAGGCAGACAAAATGGTTGGTACAGTGCAAATGATATAAGAGAATTTGAAGATCTTAACCCTATTCCAGAGGATATGGGTGGAGATCTTTATTTAGTTAATGGCAATATGATGACTGCAACAGCAGCACTTAAAGTTGGCAAAGGAGGTGAGAAGGATGAACAAGAACAAGATGGAACGCAGAACAGTGGGGCTAACTGAACTGAGAGTGAGCAGAGCGCAACCTGAAGAAGGTGCTGAAGCAACTGGTCCTATTATAGAAGGTCATGCAGCAGTCTTTAATCAATGGTCAGAGAACCTTGGAGGAATGTTTCCTTTCAAAGAAAAAGTAATACCTGGAGCTTTCAGAGACTCTATTAACGTAGATGATGTGAGAGCTCTTTTTAATCATGATCCTAATTATGTCCTTGGGAGAAATAAAGCAGGAACCTTAGAGCTTAAAGAAACACAAAAAGGATTACTTGTTAGGATTACACCGCCAGACACTCAGTGGGCCAGAGATTTAACAGTCAGCATAGACCGAGGTGACATCACTCAGATGAGCTTCGGTTTTTTAGTTGAAGAAGATAAGTGGGGAAGTGAAGATGGGATGGATATAAGGGAACTTCATAAAGTAAAGCTCTTTGATGTATCACCGGTAACTTTTCCAGCCTATTCGCAAACAAGTGTAGGGATAAGATCTATGACTGAAGTTTATGAGGAAAGGAAAACACAGCTTGCAGATACAGAAATGACAGAAAAAGGAAAAGTTCAACAAGAACTTCAGCTTTTAGAAACCAAATTTAAGCTACTCTAGGAGGCGACAGAATGAATAAAAAGATTAAAGAGATGGAAGCAAGAAAAAATGATTTAAGACTTCAAGCTTTAGCAATCATTAATGCAGCTCAGTCTGAAGACAGATTCTTATCTGAAGAAGACGATAAAAGAGTTAAAGCTTTTGAAGAAGATATGCGTAAGTGGAATCAAATAATTGAACGTATGAAAGAGCTGGACCCAGATGAAGAGGGAGAGAATACCTTGATTCCTAAACCTGATCCTCAGCAATCTAAAGATGAAAAGCGTTTTGTATCATTTGGGGAACAGATGATGGCTGTTTACAGAGCCGCCTCACCAGATAGTCGTATTGATCCACGTCTAACTACCAGAGCAGCTAGTGGACTCAGTGAAAGCACCCCTTCTGATGGAGGCTTTTTAGTACAGCAAGACTTTGTAACTGAGCTTCTAAAACGAACTTATGAAACAGGTATTCTGGCTTCAAAAGTAAGAAAGATTCCTATTTCAACAAATGCCAATGGTCTCAAAATCAATGCCATTGATGAAATTAGCCGTGGGAATGGCTCACGTTGGGGAGGTATTCAAACTTATTGGGAGAATGAGGCCGACCAACATACTGCTTCAAAACCAAAATTCAGAACTATGGATTTATCTCTCAAAAAACTTACAGGGCTTTGTTATGCAACAGATGAATTACTTCAAGACGCAGCAGCACTTGAAAGTGTATTAAGAATGGCATTTGCAGAAGAATTTGGATTTAAGATGGATGATGCTATTTTAGAGGGTGTCGGCAGCGGACAGCCTTTAGGTATTCTTAATTCGGAAGCGCTTGTTAAAGTATCAAAAGATGGTGATCAGAATTCACCTATTACTGTTCAGAATTTACTTAACATGTGGGCAAGGCTTTGGACAAGAAGCAGAGCTAATTCAGTTTGGTATGTTAATCAGGAGATAGAGCCTCTTCTTTATACACTTACAATTGGTGATAAACCTGTATATATTCCGGCAGGCGGATTATCTGAGACCCCTTATGCTACTTTATTTGGAAGACCTATCATGCCTCTTGAACAGTGCTCAAAGGTAGGTGAAGTAGGAGATATCGTTCTGGCAGATATGAGTCAATACCTACTTATTGATAAAGGTGGCATTAATGCAGCAAGTTCAATTCATGTACGCTTTCTGTATGATGAGAATGTATTCAGATTCATTTACCGAGTAGATGGTCAGCCTATCTGGAATAAACCCCTTACTCCATATAAAGGCAGCAATACAATCAGCCCGTTCGTAGCATTATCAAAGAGGAATTAGTATAAAATTTTCTGCGTTATTTTTAGCTATATTGTATAACTCTATAAAAATCTCTTGATACTCAAGAGTTTTAAAAACATTGACTTAATCACAATACTCAATCACAATACAACTTACAGCACTTGCATTACTAGTTAGGGAGTATGTTATAATCCTTCTAAGTAAAATTTATAGTGAAGAGGGGTATAACTATGACCAAAGGTGATATGTATATTAATTTAAACCAATATTTTTAAAAAACTAATTTTAGGGAACAATGTCTTACCTTTGAAGAAGTTGAACAGATATTAGGATTTAAGTTGCCACCTACTGCTCGAAAACGTAATCAATGGTGGGCTAATGATTTATCACACTCACAAGCTATTGCATGGTTAAAGGCTGGATATAAGACTAGAGAGTGTAATATTCCAGATGGGAAAATAGTATTTTTCAAAGAATAGTTGGATTTATGAAGCCTTTATGTAAAGGGCTTCTTTTTAATTTAAGGAGGTATAGACAATGATTAAAAATATGAAACCTGTTATTAAGGCTATTAAAGTCCCGGGAACTATATTTGCAACAGCTACTACAAGTGATCACGTAGAACTTACAAACTACCAAGGGGTCACTTTTCTACTGGGATTAGGAGAAGGCGATCCTGGAAATATAACCCTAACTGTCAAAGCAAAGTCGGCGGATACAGAAACTTCAATAGCTGTTCCTTTTCTTTTTATGGCAAAAGATGATAGTGATTTTTCACTGGTAGATGCCGTGGGAAAAGAAATTACTATTGGCGGAGAAGCTGGAGAAAGTAACTTTTTCTTAGTACGGATATCAGATGCTATGCTGGCTTCTGTAGGATGTGATAGAGTAATGCTTCATACTACATCCGCAGAATCAAGTACTGTTCTTGGAGCTATTTATGCTATTCTAGATAATCCCAGATATTCAGAATAACTAGAGGTGATAGGACATGATAATCCCTCTTGAAGAAATGAAGCTGTTTTTAAGAGTAGATAGTGATAATGAGGATGCTCTTATCACTTCTTTTATTTTTACTGCTGAGGAAATGTGTGAAGGTATACTGCGTTATTCTTTAACAGAGTTATTTGTTATGCCTGAAACCATTAAGCAGGCTGTTTATTTCGCTGTTTCTTGTTTTTATGAACAAAGAGAAAAAGCAAATATCAATGAAATACTGGAGATTATGAAAAATCTCCTCTTTAGTTTTAGAAAAGAAGAGTGGTGATAAGATGATTGGAAAACTTAGGCATAGAATTATTCTTAAAAAGCCAGTTGTCATAAAAGATCCTATTGGGCAAGACCTTGAGATATGGCAGGATATAGCTTCTCTGTGGGCAAATATAGAACCTCTATCTGGTAAGGAATCTTTTAATGCTCAGCAGGTTAACAGTGAGCTAACTACCAAAATCACTATTAGATATATTAAAAATTTAAACTCCCACTGGGTCGTCCATTTAGGCCATCGAGTTTTTAATATTCTATCCGTAATTAATCTAGAAGAAAGAAACCGCTATTTACAGCTCTTATGTTCAGAAAAGGTAGGTGATGATATTGATTGATATCACGCTTCAAATAGCTGATCTATTGGCTGATTTTACAGAAGATGTACAAGAAGCTCTGGAGATCACTGCTGAGGAAGTTACAAAAGATGCTTTGGAAAAACTTAAACGAACAAGCCCAAAACGCAAAGGTCGATATGCTAAAAGCTGGGTAAGGAAGAAAACGCCTCAAGGCTATGTGCTTCACAACAAAAGATATTATCTTACCCACCTCTTAGAACATGGCCATGCAAAGAGAGGCGGCGGGCGTGTAGCTGGTATTAAGCATATCGCTCCTGTAGAAGAAGAAGCGGTTAGAGATTTTGAGGAGAAAGTAAGGGAGAAAATAAGATGACACTTGAAGTTCTCTATAGAATACTTCAGCAAATCCAGCTGCCCTTAGCCTACAATCGCTTTAAATCTATGCAGGCACCACCATATCTTATCTATTTTGCAGAGGACTCCAGTAACTTCGGAGCAGATAATACAGTTTATCATAAAATAGATAACTTAGTGATTGAGCTTTATACGCATACAAAGGATCAGTCATTAGAAACACAGCTTGAAGCCTTACTCAATGCACACGATCTTTACTATGAGAAATATGAGGTTTACATTGACAGTGAAAGAATTTATCAAGTTAGATACGAGATTTAGAGGAGGGACAACATGAGTAATAAAATTAAATATGGGCTTAAGAATGTCCATTATAGTCCTGTTATAGAGACAACAACTGATGGGTTGGTGACAATAGCCTTTGAAGTGCCTATTCCTATCCCTGGAGCAGTTAACCTAGCGCTTTCACCAGTGGGAGATACTACGCCGTTTTATGCAGATAATGTCGAGTATTTTACAGCTATTGCTAATAACGGGTATGATGGCACACTTGAAATGGCCCTTATTCCCGATAGCTTCAAAGTAACTGTGCTTAAAGAAGTAATGGATACCCATAAGGTTCAGTTTGAAGAAAATGATAAACAGCCGGCACCTTTTGCATTACTCTTTGAGTTTGAAGGGGATGTAAAAGCCACAAGGCACGTTATGTATTACTGCAAGGCTACAAGACCTAATATCGAGAGCTCCACAAAAGGCCAAGGCATTGAGCCTAAGACAGAAACTCTTAATTTAACCTGCAGATCTATGCCCGGCGCAACTATCATTAAAGCCAAAACGACTGATGAGACAGATGCTGCTATTTATACGGATTGGTACAAAACTGTCTATCAAAAAACTATAACACCGGAGGAGGACTAAGGGATGGAAAAGAATATAAAAATAGCTGATAAAGTAGTGGCTCTTAAAACAACAGGAGCCACTTTATTGCGTTATAAAATGCAGTTTGGAAAAGACCTTTTAACAGAAATCTTTAAACTTGAAGAAGCCTGTAAAGATGGCATGGTCAAAGTAGATAAGCTGGACTTTGAACTCTTTTTAAATATCCTATGGATTATGGCTAAAACAGCTGTGCCTGAGATCAAGCCGCTTATTGAATGGTTAGATGACTTTGAGGAGTTTCCTATTCTAGAAATTCTTCCTAAAGTCATTGAAATGATCTCAGCCCTTATTCAAACAGCAACAAAAAAGTAGAAAGAGCCGGAGCTAATAATCTAGAGCGTATCACAACTGAAAGACTTATGGTTCATGCAGTAGCCAGAGGCCTAATGCTCTCAGATTTTCATGAACTAAGTGTAGGGATGATACTGGATTATATCTCGTGTTATGATGAACTGCATGATATGGAAAACCATAATGAAAACAGTGCCAGGCTGTCTAATCAAGCAGATTTTGATGCATTTTAAATGCGGTACCTTTCAAAAAATGAGTAAAATATATCCATTAAAACTTCTTATATCTTCTTGCGATTTTTTAGTTTACAAAAATCTTCCTCTTTGATATAATATCATCAAACATGTGTTCGATTTTAAGGAGTGGTTTTGTGGAGTTAAAAAATATCCCTGTTGAAACAATTTCAAAATGTAATACAGTGGGAGACATTGTTCCGCTGCGCATTAGACTTGAGGATGAAGATCATAGATTAATTACTGTTAATGTAAAGGATATACTATACTCTCTTGAAAATAATTTCGCTGGTATAAAGACATTTGACTATGGCTGTCAAGTAACAATTGATGAAAGAGAACAGTTACTGGAATTAAGATATTATGTGGCATCACATAAATGGTCAATTAGAAAAGTCTTATACTAGGAAGGTAGAATGATGAGCGATAAGGTTATTTTTCATATTGATGTTAATTCTGCATTTCTAAGCTGGGAGGCCGCTTATAGAATTAAAATTTTAGAAGAAACTCTTGATTTAAGAGATATCCCCTCAGCAATTGGTGGTGATATAGAAAAGCGCAAAGGCATTATTCTTGCTAAGTCTATTCCTGCAAAGAAATATAATATTCAAACAGGTGAACCTGTTGTATCCGCTTTATCTAAATGTCCCACCCTCACTATAGTAAAACCTAACTATGAGTTGTATGTAAAGTGCTCTAAAGCATTTATGGCCATACTCAAAGAATATACTCCCTTAGTTGAACAATATTCTATAGATGAAGCTTATATGGATATGACAGGAACAGAGGGGTTATATGGTTCTCCTGTTACTATAGCAAACATTATAAAAGGCAGAATAGCTAAAGAGCTAGGATTTACAGTTAATATAGGCATCTCTTCCAATAAGCTTTTAGCTAAAATGGCTGGCGACTTTAAGAAACCTAATCTAGTTCATACTCTTTTTCCAGAAGAAATAGAAGCAAAAATGTGGCCTCTTAATGTAGGTGATTTATTTTTTGTCGGAAGAGCTACTGAAAAAAAGCTAAAGATGTTGGGTATTAATACTATAGGCAAATTAGCTAAATCAGATATAAACTTGCTAAGAGCACATCTAAAAAAACAAGGTGAGATTATCCATCAATATGCAAATGGTATAGATTTTATGCAGGTGATCCATGAAACAATCCCTAATAAAGGTTACGGAAATTCAACAACCATTCCTTTTGATGTCAGTTCTTCTGACAATGCCAAATTAGTCCTGTTATCCTTATGCGAGACAGTCTGTTCAAGATTAAGAGCTGATAATGTTAAAGCAAGTTGTATATCTGTAACACTAGTTGACACTTATTTTGAGTATTGCTCTCATCAGAAAAAGCTTACTTCTGCCACCCATGTAACAAATGAAATTTATGAATATGTCTGCAAAACATTTGATGAATTATGGGATCACAAAACACCTATAAGACAATTGGGTGTTCATACAAGTAAACTTACGGATGACAAGACCTATCAATACAATATATTTGATACCGTTAAATATGATAAGTATGAAAAGCTCGATAAGGCTATAGACGAAATAAGGAACAAGTATGGCGAGGATTCTATTATAAGAGCTCCATTTTTATATTCCAAATTGGATCATATGGCTGGAGGCATTTCAAAAGAAAAGAAAACAGGGATAACAAAGATGCAGCTATAGAAGTAAGAATTGATCTCTATTTTTCATTTAGTACATTTGTAAAAAACAAGCAGGTGTGATAATATAATGAGAATATTCAAAGTATTATATTGGGTATGGGTATTTAAATTATTAGAAAGCGAGAGCCTCAAAATGAAAAAAATTGGTTTTATATTTAGTTGCATTTCTATAATGATAGGAATCGTAACGATTATCACCACTTCAGTCTTAAATCAGCTTTTACCTAAACTAGGCTACCTAGTTTTCAAAGCAAATACTGGCTCATATTCTTCTAGGGATTATATTATGAACTTTACTTTTGCTAATGGAATAGCAGGTATCATCATAGTGGCAGGTATTATATTAGGGGTATACTTTTACAATAAAGAAACAAAATAGTTTTATAGCCTTTATTATTCACGTACCCTATTTAAAATGGATGAGTCATAATTATTTAAGGAGGTATTGTATTGGATACAAGTATGTGGATTGCAGTATTTTTACCTCTTATTATTGTTTTCTGTATAGTTATACCTAAACAGAGAAGAGTTGTTGCTATCAGTAATAAAAGGAAGAGAGGGAAAAACTTTATGAGTAACGAATTAGTAAAAAAATATATAGGAAAAATCTGCATAGTATCTACCGGATCATTTGGAACAACCGTTAAAGGCCAAATTGCTGCTGTAGAGGACAATTGGATTGAGGTAACTGGTAAAAAAGGTTCTCAGATATTAAATCTTGACTACATCACCAATATTAACCCCTTTCCTGAACATTAATTAGATATAGAAATTATAATCTAAAAACTCGCCCATTGCCTTAGCATTAAGTCATAAGGTCTTTAGTGGAGTTACCAATTTTGTCTACAATATCCCAAGTACTACTAATCAAAGTATCAATAGATACTCAACGCAATACTGGACAAGATCTTTGCCGAAAGCAATTCCCGTCAATTAGTTGAAATAGCTAATGAGTTAAGCGCTTGAAATATAGTCCTCAAAATAAGGAGTAGCTTATGAAAAATATTATCTGCAACTGTTAGTTGACAAAATTGTTATGATAGCTTGCTAGTCATTTAATAACTCTCTTAGTATACTTATTTTGAGGTGATAAAAATGAGTTTTTATGAACAATTACAGTTGTTAAGAAAGGAACGAGGATTCTCACAAGAAAATTTAGCTGAAGCCATTGGTATTTCTAGACAAGCAGTAGCCAAATGGGAAGCAGGACAGTCATACCCTGATGTAGATAAGTTGATCGCATTAAGTCATTTATTTAAAGTCAGCCTTGATAAATTGCTTAAAGATTACGAGTCAGATTGTGGCTTATGTCAGGAAAAATCTCAAGTAACCAGTATCCACGAAGAACTCATAAGTTTTTTATGCAAGGCAAAAAAAGCTACCTATGCGGGTAAAGGTGATGAGTCATTATCTTCACGACCTAATTCCCATGATTTACAGTATGTTGAAGGAGATTTGAAATATATTGACACCTATTTAGGTGGAGAAAAGTTTGCTGGTGAGGAAGCTTTATGGACGGGGAGCCTTCCAGTTTGGTCGATGAATTATATAGGAAGAATTATCGCAGAAGGCTTTTGCGGGGACTTCTTAAAAGAAGCACTATTATTAGTTCCAAAAGAGCATCCCTATCGCGGTCCTATGGTTTATCACAATGGCTCATATAAATATCATTGTATTGTAAATGGTGCATTTGAATGGTTCCAAGGTTACGAAGAGATTTTTTATAATGATAAGAAAGTCTATGAATGCATGTTTCACGGCGGATATATTAAGTAACTCCTTTTCACAG